GTAAAAAAACATACCAAAGAGACGAATTATATTGTGACCCCGAAAAATACAATCAACGTTTTTCCGGTGGCACTGAACGATGTATCAGATCCGACTACGATGGAGTTTTATAATATGGAGCAAGACACGGGTACGTCGAGTTTGTTCCGACCTATAGATCCATTGTTGGGTAAAGTTCAAACGGTACAAAGTGTGCCAGTGTTTTCGTTGAAACATTTTTTTGATTTGTTCCCCTGGGACCGGTTTGAATACATTGATTATATCAAAATAGACGCGCAAGGCGCGGATCTGGCGATTCTGAAAAGTGCGGGTAAATACCTGAGTGACCGCGTTGTCTATGTTACGGCAGAAGCCGAGTCAGCCCAATACGAGAACTGTGAGGAAAATACGGTGGAGAATATGGTGAGTTTTTTGAAAGAAATGGGATTTGTACGTGTAAAACACATAAATACCCACGATCCCACATTTTTAAATAAAAAATTTGAACATAAAGGTAATGATGTGTATATCTGGCAGTTATAATTCTGGGGGGTACAAATATTCTATATCGTATATTGTATAGAATGTATTTTTTGGAGCTCTTGAATGGGGCCTTTTTGACTGATCTGATTGTTATGGTCGTCTGTCTGATCGGTTGGCAAATATTTCCCGAATCTTACCATACAAGTTTTTTAGCAAAGTGGTATAAATCGTTTGGTCCGAGTGCGGTGTTGTCGGATGTCACGGTGATCATGTTGGGGGTGATTTTGGCAAAACTTATATATCCTTTTATTTTCAGATCGTTTTCACTCGTAAAATTTATTGGACTGGCAGTTTGTATTCAACTGATTCACGATACGTTGTTCGCGTCCATTATCAACAATATACCTTCGGGAAAAAGTGCGATTGTGGATGTTTTCCAAGGGTATGTGAATAGTCCACATAATTATATTATTTTAATTACAGATGCGGCGATGATGGTATCGACGATTTTGATTATGACATTTCTCCAAGGTTATTCGGTAAATATCAATATCATTTTCCTGATTTTATTGTTGTACATGATGCCTTATTTGCTGTTCAGCGTGTAATGTAGGAAATAACAAAGTACATCTACGACTTGAAAATAATATGTAAACTTTACATATTATTTATAAAACGGGGTTGTTACCATATATGGTGTGTTTACATGCGGGGGAACCCGACAAGGTTAGCACCTATACCGAAACCGGCACCACCACGCGCGCTAGAGGCCATGGAGGGAACGAAGACATCCAAGACGGAGAAGGTGGCGGCGGCCATGAGCGCAATGATGACAACCTCCTCGACGTTCAACTGTTTCTTAGGAATGACGTAGGCCGCAATGGCGACCATGATACCCTCAATGATGTATTTGATAGCACGTTTAATTAATTCGCTAAAGTCAAACGAAAGTCCACTCATTCTGTTATAATTATATATTATAGTAAAATAAAAAAATCGAAAGCTTTACAATATAATATTCGACCGAATATACTTAAATATATAATTTTCTAAATATAATATTTTAAAAGATGTCCGCGTTTGAGAGAAAGAATCTGCCCGATGGAAAATTGAATCCTAAATATGTGGATTTGTGCGATGAGGATGCGCCAATCGCCGGACAAAAATTTGCGTGTATGTCGTTTATTTCTCCGGAAAAGATATTGAAAAAGCGTGAAATTTATTTGTTTGATCAGTTTGTGAAACAGTGGGATTTTACTAAATCCATGGAAAAATACGCAGACTTTTTGAATTTTTTGGCCTACAAATATAATTTGAAGGTGGATGACGTGATTGCGGATTTCAACGATTTTGTGAAAGAAGAAGACTCTAAATTGAAATCCATGCCGGTAGACGACGATTTCAAGAATTTTATGGATAAAAACGAGGAGAAGTTGAATGAGCAGTTTCAACGTACCCACGCTTTTCAAACGTCGGTACGTGGATTGAAAATCCGTGGTGTGTATCCTACCCAAGAGGAGGCAGAAATGCGGTGTAAGAAGGTGCGTGAGTTGGATCCGAATCATGACATTTATGTGGGTCCGGTGGGAATATGGATTCCGTGGGACCCGGATGCTTACAAGACGGGTCGTATTGAATTTATGGAAGAGGAATTAAATCAGTTACATAGCGAGAAAATCAAGAACGAGACGAAGGCCAAGGAAGAATTCGATCGTCGGGTCAAAGAGACCAAGAAGAAGGCAATTCAGGAGAACATTGAATTGGCTAAAAAGAGTGGGAATGTGTTGACCCAGACCATTAATGAGGAGGGTGAACTGATAGGTGTGCGCGAGAAAATTAATTTTGATGAGCGCGAAGTTGCGGATAACACGGAAAATGTCAACATTCGCAACGAGTTGTTGAAAAAGGCGGCGGGGGATAACCCGGAGAACATTGATCTATGATTTAATGGCGTCTAGAGCGAGACCGAGTGACACTTTTGGATTTATTGCGGTTCACAGAAACGGAGTGTTCTTTCGCCTTTTTTTTATCGTGTCTCCAACCGCCCAGAGTCGCGACTTGTTCTTTGGGCGCTTCTTTATTTTCGTCTTTGACAGGTTCGGCTGGTGCAGGTTTGGCAGCTTCGGGAGGAGTGGTTGTGGCAGGTTCAGTTTTGACAGGTTCGGGAGGAGTGGTGGTGGCAGTTTCGGGTGTTTCCGTTTTTTTTGAAAAAATACTGAAAGGCCAAGGCCATGATGACATTATGCCGTCGCCACCTTTGACACTTTTGCGGCGGCCTTGCCGTTTTTTGGGAGTTTTTTTATTTTTTGAAACCATGTTTAAAAAGTAATATATATTCAACGCATATATTTTTCTAAATACGCAAAATATATGAGTAGTAAAGATCGATAAAAATATATTTAGTTATTGTATCTTTGACCCCTGTAATATGACACTTGAGTTGAGAAAATTTGACATGAGATCTATTACCTTTAAACCGGATGAAAATAAGGGTCCTGTGATTGTCTTGATTGGGCGTCGTGATACAGGAAAATCTTATTTAGTAAGAGATCTTTTGTTTTATCACCAGGATATACCGATTGGAACGGTCATTTCCGGGACAGAGGCAGGTAACGGGTTTTATTCACAACACGTACCTAAACTCTTTATTCATCACGATTACAACTCAATCCTTATTGAAAATGTTCTCCGCAGACAGAAAACCGTTTTGAACCAAATGAAAAAAGAGGTCGAAACCTACAAAAAAACCGGCATCGACCCCCGGGCTTTTGTCATTATGGACGACTGCTTGTACGACCAATCATGGACCCGTGATAAGATGATGCGTCTACTCTTCATGAATGGGCGACATTGGAAGATAATGTTGGTCATAACAATGCAATACCCGCTCGGAATACCCCCAAATTTACGTACAAATATAGATTATGTCTTCATATTACGTGAGCCATATTTAAACAATCGAAAAAAAATATATGACAATTATGCCAGTATGTTTCCCACATTTGAAGCATTTTGTAGTGTTTTGGACGCTACTACCACAAATTATGAGTGTATGGTTCTCAACAATAACGCAAAAACCAATACCATAACAGATCAGGTGTTTTGGTACAAGGCCGAAAATCACCCTAATTTCAAGTTAGGTAACCGTGAATTCTGGGAATTATCGAAAAACATGGGTTCAGACGACGAAGATGAAGCATACGACCCCAATAAAGCGAAAAAAGCGAATAAAGGTGGTAATATTAAGGTTAAAAAAACCAATTGGTAGTTGCTAGTTCAAACGTTCAAATTACTTTGTATAAAGGCCGCGACCAAAAAAGCTCATGAAATTCATGAATATTTTGTAAAATTAGAAACACTGTTACACGAAGTACTACAAGAGGAAACTGACGAATTACACCTTTTTACATTTCAAGGTTGAGACCCTACGGGTCTCTGACCCATTATTCATATATGAGTTATATGAATAATTACTTGTATAGTTTTCTTATTTTGCGGGTTTTGTTCTTTTCTACATAGCGAACCATATTTCAAGGAGATTATTATTTCTGTAATTCCGCAAAAAATTGAATAAAATTATCGTATTTTATCATAGCAAGTAAAACGATTCCATCATGAAAACGGTAACCAAATACATTGACACGATTAGAACCAACGTCGACTTCCGTTTAGGGCAAAATGCCAAAGAAAACTTCGATTTGATTGACGATTCCGAGCCCCAAGATTTATGGTTTCATATATTACAAGAACCGTCAACGCATGTCGTGGTCCGTATACCACATGACCAAAAGTACGATAAAAAAGCGCTTCATAAGATCGTCATACAAGGCGCCCTTTTATGTAAACAAAATTCGAAATACAGGTCGGCCAAGGATATTACGATAATGTATACCACGGTAGAACACGTGGAGAAAGAGCCCCAAATAGGAACGGTTTTTGTGAAAAAATATAAAACAGTCAAAGTTTGAGCGTGTAAAAAGGATAAATAATATATTCTGCCCGATTATATTATTTGAAGGCAATTGACATTCCCAGATTATGTCCAAAATAGCCAACCAAAAAAGTAAATCTGCGTCTTCTTTTGAAATTGGATATTGTAAACCGCCCTTTATCAATTTAGCAAAGTTGGAATCATTGTATCAACCAAACAGTACGATAGATAAAGAGAATCGCTACAATCCCTTTTTAGTAAAAAATGTACAGAGATATCAACCCATTTTTTCGCTATTTTTCGATATGAATGAATTGAACTACAATCAGGTACAGTTCAACCACCGCTACCACATGATTGATATGAATACCGTGTTTGACATCGACCAAAATACTCATACTCAAAAGAATATTTTTATAAAATATTCGCCCCTCTTTGATCCCATCAAGTTTTTGATTGGAAAATACAACATTAATTCGCCCGTTTTCACCGGGTCTTCTGATCAAAGTGATCTACCCATTATTTCGCCATTTTTCCCATCCCTTACCTCGGAGAGTTCGGATCCATTGACCCAAAAGTTGACATCAACGAACAATGCATCTTATATCGACGGATTTTTTTGTTTTCTTTCGAGTAAATTGTTACATAATTATCAATTCAAAAACGGA